TGTGAAGTTTAAGCTACAGACTGAGAAAGGTGCTATCATCGTCAACGAGAAGGTGCTAGAGGGTATCGACATACCAGAAGCTAAGATGATATACGAGTACCTGATGCTACAGAAACGTGCCGCGCAGATAGATTCTTGGTTAACCCATGAGAAGGATGGTAGGGTGCATGGTAGGGTTATCACCAACGGTGCTGTAACAGGCCGTATGACGCACCACAGCCCCAACCTGGCGCAAGTGCCATCAGTGTCTGCACCGTATGGCAGAGAGTGTCGTTCATTCTGGCGTGTACCTGAAGGACATAAACTCGTAGGCTGTGACGCCAGTGGCTTAGAACTACGTATGCTTGCACACTATATGCGTGACGAGAGATACACTAACGAGATACTAAGCGGTGACATCCACACAGCTAACATGAAGGCGGCAGGACTCACTGACCGCAACCAAGCTAAGACATTCATCTACGCATTCCTGTACGGTGCAGGAGCAGCCAAGATAGGGCAGATAGTAGGTGGTGGCTACAGAGAAGGACAACAGCTTATAGACTCATTCCTACGCAACACACCCGCACTGGCTAAACTGCGTGAGAAGGTAGCTAAACACGCCACAGCAGGAACACTACCTGCACTAGACGGTAGACGCTTGCGTGTAAGAAGTGAACATGCGGCACTGAACACACTGCTACAGGGTGCAGGTGCTATAGTAATGAAACAGGCACTGGTGCTGTTAGCTGATCGTTTATCGACATACGATATACCGCACAAGCTAGTGGCTAATGTGCATGACGAGTTTCAGATAGAAGTACCAGAGAATTTTGCTGATGTAGTAGGCAAAGCGGCAGTAAGAGCAATCAAGAATGCAGGAGATGTACTAGACCTGCGATGCCCACTTGATGCTGAGTACAATGTAGGAAACAATTGGGCTGAAACACATTGACAAATCCGTACCATTCGTGGTATAATATATGTAGATCAGTTGTGATCTAAAACAACCAAAGAGGCAATTAGTATGAGTGAAGCAAAACCAGTAACAATAGCAGCAGACATGATGTGGTCTAGCCTGACTGAAGTAAACCGTATGTCAGGTAAGTACCAAGTAGACCTAGCTAACCTATCCAAAGCAGCATCAGAGGCACTGGAGATGATGGGTCTGAATGTTCGTAACAAACCTGGACAGGGCGACTTTATCACTGCAAAGTCTAGCCACCCTATCCGCATCTACGACACTGACGGTGCTGAGATCAAAGGCATCCTAGTAGGCAACGGCTCTAAAGCAAAGGCAGTAGTAAGCTACTACGATTGGAAGTCTCCTGCGGGTCAAGCGGGACGTAGCCCTACACTGCTCAAGCTAGTAGTCACTGACCTCATTCCCTATGGTGGCGGTGCTGACGTAGCTGAAGTGGACTTAGGCGAAGCGTTGTGATCTTAATTGATGCAGACATTCTAGTCTATCGCATAGGTTGGTCATGTAACGATGAATCAGAGAAAACAGCCATCAGCACCATCGATGGCTTCATCTCCGACATCTTGTTACAGCTCAACGTAGACGAGGAAACAGACTACTATGTTCTGTATCTCACTGGCAAAGGAAACTTCCGCAAGGAATATGCCGTCACTGCTGAATACAAAGGAAACCGTAAAGATAAGGCAAAGCCAGTGCATATTCAGGCACTACGCCAACACCTTATCGACAAGTGGGCTGCTGTAGTTACTGAAGGAGAAGAGGCAGACGATGCCATAGCTATACAGGCAACAGTTCACGGTGACAAGGCTATCATGGTTACGTTAGACAAGGACTTTGACCAGATACCAGGATGGCACTACAACTTTGTAAAGCAGGACAAGTACTATGTAAAGCCAGAGGACGGCTTACGCTTTTTCTACCGCCAGATACTGATGGGTGACAGGATTGATAACATCATAGGCATTCACGGTATTGGCGATAAGAAGTCAGAGAAGATATTGAAGGACTGTGTTACAGAGAAGGAACTCTATGACAAATGCGTAGAGATGTACGATGGTGACGAGGCCAGAGTGATAGAGAATGGTAGGATGCTCTGGTTGCGTAGATACGAAGGTGAGATATGGGAGTTTAAAAATGAAAACTAGACTAGACGAGTTGAGAGAACAGGCGCAACAGTTCCATGAAGATCATCCCGAAGTCTGGGAAAAGTTTAAGGAATTTACGCTTGACAGGATCAACCAAGGCTACAAAAACTATAGTGTTTACACCATCATGGAGCGTATTAGATGGGACATGGGACAAACTGGTGGAGACGGTATTACCGAATTCAAAATCAACAATAATATACGGCCTTTCTATGCAAGGCGTTTTATGAAGATGTATCCCGAATATGAAGGATTTTTTAGAGTTCGGGAGCAGGTTAGCGCACAACAACCTGCTAATGGTTTTGAATTGACTCCAGATAATGTTTAAACATGAAGACAAGGAATAACGGTAGATGGACAGAAGCACGGTTTCGTTCCTTTATCGTCTCCGCACTCCGTCAGGCTCACGCTAAGTGGGGTGTAAAGCACGATGTTAAGTCAGCGGCTAGAGTAGCTAGGGGAGTTTACAAGTGTGCCAAATGCGGCAAAGGCTCTCCCGCTACACTACCACCGCTAGAAGGAAAGAAGCGTAGACGTAATAACGCAGCAGTAGACCACATAGATCCAGTAGTAGATCCAGAAGTAGGCTTTGTAGATTGGAACACCTACATTGAAAGAATGTTCATAGAAGCTGAAGGGTATCAAGTACTGTGTCACAAGTGCCACACTGCTAAGACTAACGCAGAACGTAAGAGGCGTAAGAAGTAATGACTAAACATTTAGTAATACCCGACACGCAAGTAAAACCAGACCAGTCTATAGAGCATCTACGATGGGCAGGGCAGTACGCTGTAGACAAGAAGCCTGACGTTATTGTGATGATAGGTGACTGGTTTGATCTACCTAGTCTCTCATCATACGATGTAGGCACTCGTAGCTTTGAAGGCAGACGCTACACCAACGACATAGAAGCAGGTGTTGCTGCTATGGAGATGTTCATGCGTCCTATCAAGGATGAGCAGAACCGCCTGATACGCAACAAAGACAAGCGATGGAATCCTAGACTAGTGTTCACTCTAGGCAACCATGAGAACCGCATAGAAAGAGCAACCAATGCAGACCCTAAGCTAGACGGTTTAATTAGCTACAAAGACTTTCAGCTAGAACAGTTTGGTTGGGAAGTGTACCCGTTCCTGGAGCCTGTCATCATTGACGACATAGCCTATGCCCACTACTTCACCAGTGGTGTTATGGGCAGACCAGTAAGCAGTGCAAAGCTGATGCTACAGAAGAAGTATATGTCATGTGTGATGGGACACGTACAGGACAGGGACATTGCCTATGCTAGAAAGGCTGATGGCACTAACATGCTAGGACTGTTCTCTGGCATCTTCTATCAGCACGATGAGGACTACCTTAACCCACAGACTAATGGAAGTTGGTCAGGGATATGGATGCTCAATGAGGTTAAAAACGGTGGTTGTGATGAGCTACCTGTTAGTATAAACTACTTGAGAGAGAAGTACGGAGACTAGGATGCCTCTAACCTACTATGAACTACTAGAGAAGATGTCGATGCTAGACGAGCTAACAATCATAGAGATATTAGATATAAGCTCAGAAGAGTTAGTCAACAAGTTTAGTGACCGCATCAATGACAGATTTGAAGAATTAGCAGAGGATTTTAAACATGAGACTCAATGACGTAAGCCCCGCTGAGTGGGACAGAGTGGCTAAGAACCACAACGAGAAAGTACAGAAGACAGGACTAGAGCATTGGACTAAACCTGCTGAAGAAGAAGCGGCAGAGATAGACCCAGTAAATAACCCTAGCCACTACAACACAGGCAACATAGAGTGTATTGATGCAATAGAGGAGTCCATGTCCAGTGTTGCATTCAAAGGATATCTCAAGGGCAACTGCATGAAGTACCTGTGGCGTTATGACTACAAGGGTAAGCAGGTACAGGACTTACAGAAGGCAGGTTGGTACTTAAACAAACTAACAGCAATGGTAACAGAGGAGAATAACTAGTGGATCAGTATCAGCAGTTTATACACAAGAGCAGGTACGCTCGTTGGTTGCCAGAGGAAGGTAGACGAGAGACTTGGGAAGAGACAGTCACACGCTATGTAGACTTCTTTAAAGAACGTGGACAGCTAAAGGGTAAAGACTATAACCTACTCAAAGAAGCTATCCTACACCTTGATGTGATGCCTTCTATGCGCTGTATGATGACAGCAGGGGCTGCACTGGCTAAAGACAACGTAGCAGGTTTTAACTGTAGCTACCTGCACATTGACTCACCACGTAGCTTTGACGAGTTAATGTATGTTCTGATGTGTGGCACAGGCGTAGGCTTCAGCGTTGAGCGTAACTTCATTAACAAGCTACCC